TTACCAACAAACTCCTCAGTAAACGCCCTAAGGGCGAGTTGTACATCTGGGGTTGTGTTATCTGCCTCATCAATGATGATGACTTTGTGTTTCGCATCTGAAGATAACGAGAGGGTCGAAGCGAAGTTCTTCGCATTGTTTCTGACAGTATCGATGAAGCGACCCTCATCTGATCCATTGATGACATAGACATCTACTCCTAGTTCATTACAAAGTGCTTTAGCAACAGTTGTCTTACCACAACCAGGAGGTCCAGACAACAACAAGTTAGGAACTTCACCCTGTTTGAGGAAGTCCTTGAAGGTTTTCTTGGTCCTCTCTGGGAGGATACAATCATCAATTGTCTGGGGACGATACTTCTCCGTCCAGACAAACTCATTCCGACTCATCAGGTTTCCTCAGTGAAAAAGATCCATCTTTATTATCAATCCATTCTAACACATCACCCTCCTTCCAGCCCAGACTGTCCAGGAAGTTTTCAGGGAATGTAAGAATTCCATCATCATCAACTGTGAGAACTGTTTTCATAACCAATCGGGTTTCCTTTCTGGTAGTCTAACATAATTGTCTTTGACCCAGGGTTTGGATGCAATGTACATTTTGTAAGCATCAAAAGTTGAGATGCTGTCATCCAACTTGAACTTATCAGGCATTGCCCTGACAAATGGTGTGGGATCTTTACCAGACCTTCCTGCTGGATCTGCCAAAGGGAAGATGTGGTGAGCATGTGTTAGAGCAGGCAAACAACTGTGAATCTTCTGATACCTGTTGGAATACTCTTCACACAGTGCGAGACCGTGGCGAATCAACCACCGCCAGTTCAGGACAAATTCAGATGCCCATATGGTGCAGGGATGATGCCTGAAAGCGCCTGCAGTGGTCTTGTAAGGCGTTCCATCTGCCTTAGGAATGGTCCCAAATCCGTGACCCCATTTATCCGATGCAACAATGGAGAGCATCTGACAACACTCTAGAGGCATCTTGACAATATGTTTATCTGGAAGAACACGAGCAGATATGACTGGATCTGGATCAGTGACGAATATATTCATTCAAAGAAATTGCATAAGATAACCAACTCCCCAGTTTAGTGTACCTTCTGGGAAAACGTCAAAGTTTTCTTCTAGAATTTTACTTGCGGTAACAATCCTTTCTTTTCCACATGCTTTAGCACTTGCCGCTGATGCTCTCATAAACTCAGCAAATGCGGCATCGTCCTTCTTACCTTTCTGATACCACTCACGAACCTCTTTGAGAACTTCCACTGTCTCATCAGAGAAAGTCACGTCACCTTCTTTGAGAGGAATGGTCCAACGCTTGATGCACCCCATACTGAAGTTCATTACTTCACGAGTTTGTTCAATCGGAAGTGCGTAAGGTTCATTACCACGATACGCGAATTGGATGACGCCATTAGTGCACTCCATGACTCTCAGGAGTGCGACGCCATCCTTGTCCTCTTCGGACATGTTATCAAACAATGTTTGCCAGTCTTTCACGATAGTGGTCTCACAAATTCATTGGACACCATGTCTGTTGCTCCAAACATAGTATTCATGTACTCCACACCTTTCTCTGGTGTGGTGTGGTCTCCACAAGTGAACACATCACAGACTGCCATCCCCCTCTCTGGCCATGTGTGAATGCTTATGTGGGACTCTGCCAACAACACAATGGCAGTTACACCTTGAGGTTCAAACTTATGAGAATGAAGTGCCAGAAGAGTTGACTGACACTTCTTAGATGCGTTGTACAACACATCTCTCACAAACTCCTCATCATCCAAAAACTCCTCAGAGCAACCTTTCAGAGTAAAGAGAATGTGTCTCATCAGCCAAAGGAAGAATCAGGTTCCAGAGCGATGTAATAAGTCACATCAATGTTCTTATTGGTGAAACGAGAAAGTAGTTTGGATGAAACCACAACATCATAGTTACCAGGAACAATCTTCAGGTTTTCTTCCTTGAAGTTGAACACAAACTCAGAATCAGTCTCACCAACCACAATCGAGAAGTCGTTGGAGGAATCATTCTTCTTATCACGGGCAACCAACTTGACTTCCTTACCATCACCAATGGCAGAGATGTCAGGGAGTTGATAAACAGAAGATGCTTTCTTCAGTTTCTCCAGTTGTTGACTGGTCAACTCAAAGCAGACATCCTCAGATGGAAGAGAGATCTCTTTATCAGGAGGAGACACGATCACACTAGGATCGGCAAAGAAGTACTTGGAACGCATACGTCCTTCTTTGATCACCACATAATCATCTGCTTTCTCAAAGTCCAGATCAGGATTACTATGGAGAGACAAACCATTGAGGAACTGGTTCAGGTCATAAATGCCAAAGTCCTTAGGAAGTTCTTCATCGATGTTTGCTTCCACCAGAATGTTTTTCATCACACTGATTGTGCGAAGTTTGGTACCCTGTTTGAACAGGATAGACTGATTGATGCTGCTGAAGTTCTTCAGGAGATTGACAGTAGATTCAGAAAGTTTCATAGTTATCAGTGTTTTGATTGTGGAGACCAGAGAAATGATAGAGAAGAATACAATAGTGCATTGCCTTCAGAATGTCAAGTTTTGACTTTCCTTTCTTCTTACCAAACCTGGAGAGATATTTGATTGCATTGGAACGAGAGAATGCTTCACCATCTCCAATGCTTCCAATCAGATCCAAGGTCTGTGTCTTTGATTCTTCGGAAGTGTAATGAGAGTGATAGGTGCTAGCAAGATACTGTTCAAGTTCTTTCAGTGCCTTATCTTCGTTGTATTTCCAGAATCCATTCTGGTTTGTGTTCATAACAATAAACTCGTTTGTGTCATCGGGAATGTCTGGATACATTGAATCCAGGTAAGTGTAATGATCTTGGTGCATTATGGGAGTGTATTCATATCCTCCCGATGCACTGATAAAATCAGTGTCTGTCATAACAAAGGTGTTTTCTATAATTCTACACCAGCTGGAACTTTTTCTCCAGTAGCTGTGTAGTCAAATTCCACATCACCATCGACTTTATCGTAGAGATCGATGAATGCTTGCTTGGTTTCATCATCAAAACGATTGAGACAGATCTCAATAGCCTTCATCTTGTCGTTGAAGATGCTATAGGCACGAATGATGTGAACCAAACGACGAGTGGAGATGACTTCATCAATACCACCATCATAAAACGTCCTACGAATGATGTCAGCCCAGTCAACAAGGTGTTTGATGAACTTGTCATCGTGACACCCAACTGATGCAGAGTGAAGACGAAGAAGTTTCTCCTCATTGGCAGGTGAAGGATAAGACTGCTCAAAGGTTACACAGAACCTTTCTAGGAAAGCCTCATTGAGAATGTTGGTACCAATGAACCGACCATCATCAGAACCCTTACCCTTAGTATTGGCAGTGGCGATGACGTTGAATCCACGCTTGGGGTGAACCATCTTACCAATCTTCTTCAGAAAGACACCTTTGCCTTCCAGGATAGATTGTAGACACAGGATTTTATTAGATGCCAGGTCAACCTCGTCTAGAAGGAGAACTGCTCCACGCTCAAGAGCCTCCACGACGGGTCCATTATGCCAGACAGTTTCGCCATTAACAAGACGAAACCCACCAATAAGATCATCCTCGTCAGTCTCAATTGTAATATTGACACGGATTAGTTCTCTATTTAGGGAAGAGCAAGCCTGTTCCACAGATAACGTTTTACCATTACCCGAAAGACCCGTAATAAACGTTGGATAAAAAAGATTGGACCGAAGAATCTTCTTGATATCATTGTGACTACCAAAAGCGACGAAGGTATCATCTTTTTCAGGAATAAGATTCTGTTCCACTGCGGGCATTGCTGCAGGTTGTTGGAACGTGTGTTCAAGTTGTTCAGTGGTGGTCAAGTCCCATTTACCACGACCGACTTTATGACCTTCCAACTTTTTTGTAACTGTTTGATAATTATTACCATTCATCGCACACCAAGCACGAACGTCACCAGAAGTAACCTGGTCACCATAAAGTGCCTGGAGAGATGAGATGATGTACTCTGGACTCAGTGCCATTTGTTCGAGACTCAACTGAACTTACTATAATCGATGTGTTCGGTTTCTTGGGCAATAACAACCAGTTCGTAAACTGTCTAAGCAATCAGTTCCACGAATTGGTTTAGAACTTTCTTATTTAGAGATTTGGAACGAAGAGACTTCATAAATGCACTCTTGATTTGAGTCTTGGATGCATCTTCCTGAACCTCAAACTCAGTATCATTGAAGAGAGAGTTGGTCAAAATACCAAAGTATTGATGATAACCAGCGTTAGGAATCATGCAGGATTTCTCTTTCCTAAACTTCTTCATTTGAACATCGGTTACTTCTCCATCCTGGTGTCTTGTCACAAACTGCCTCAGATCACGAGAATACATCAACCTAATACCAATGAAATTCACATCAGGAAATGTCTGGCGAAGATCATCCAGAAGAACTTTACTGAAATCATAGAAAGAAGAAGGAATGGCATAAGTGTATCCAGTCTTACGATTCCTGAGAAATGAACTTCCTGGGATGAGATGGCGTGTTCCCATTCTTTCCTTATCATGCATACTGGTATAAGGATAGTAGACAGGAAGTGGAGGTGCTTCACCATCAGTCAGAATGACACAATGAACTTTCTGACATTTGGTTTGTTTCTTGAACTCAGGAATCAATTTATGAAGACAAACGATTGTTTCATTCAGAGGAGTACCAGAGAGATAGTAAGGACCAGGAGCAATGTAAGAAACATTATGATCAAAGGCGTAAGCCAACCTCCAGATGTTTTTCAGTTGTTTATCCATCTCTGCCTTCTTTGTATTGGAAGTGAAGAAATGAAGAAGACTGAATTCATCATCAACCACTAAGTCATTTTGTTTTGCTTTGTGGTGATGGACGGGAAGTATTTGTTGATTGCGATAGTTGTAACTATTGGTAAAGGCATACACATCAAATGGAATCTGAACCTTCTTACAGAACCAGATCAGGTTATACAACTGCCTAATCGTATCCATCATACAATGAGCCATTGACCCAGACCAATCCAGAATAAAGATTAGTCCATGACTTTTACCATCAGGAATTACACTGATTTTCTTGAAGAGGTCTTCCTCATACTTGTAAGCGTGTAGTTTAGAGCACTCCAGCACTCCAGTCCGACTAGAAGTAGAACGAGCATAAGAGTCAGCAGATTTACGACATTCGAATTCTTTGACAAGATAGTTCACCTCCTTCTGTGCTGAATTCTTGAATTGTTTGTAATCATCATCAACCTGACTGAAGTCAGCAGCTGCAGTTTGTTTCCTTCCATATGCATCAGTAAATTCCAAAGGTTTCAGTTGTTCTTCAAAGTAAGAACCAATCTCGCGATGAACCCTTGAGTTTTTTATGACATACTCAGAAAGATCAATATCGGGAATCTCTGCATAGAGGGAACTACGACAAGCCCTATCGTCAATCAGTTCTTGAAGTTTGGATTCAAGATTCTTACCAGTTTGAATCTCAGGTTTTTTCTGTTGTTGACCTTGAGTGGGTTGCTGTTTCTCTTCACCTGGTTTGCCAGATTCAGGAGTTGAATTGGGATCCGACTTTCCACTCTCATCCGATTCCAACTTTATTTCTTCTTTCTGTTTTGGAACTTCTTGGGTACAGAAATCAAACAAAACTCTTGCTGCGTGAAGAGTGTCTTCCCAAGTTTCTACTGATCCAACCA